CAAGTGGATTAGTACTTATACCTTTATATCTTGATGCAAAGCTGCTGAACTCAGGTCTATTGTTCTTGAATCCTAATCTTATTCCAAATTCCACAAATGCGCTATGCTCTGCGGTACTTACAAAGAAATATTGCTCACCTTTTCGGTAAGCCTTGATGCCATTGGCAAGATTGCCAAAAGCCGTATGATTCTGTGCATTGTTCTTTGCCTGAGCCTCTGCAACCTTAAACTCCTCGTCAATTATCTTAAATGCGTTCTCTCTCGCCTGGTCAGGTAGGATTCTAAGGATGTTTCGTATCTCCTTATTGTTCTTGATGTTTATGTTGAATCCCTTTCCCATTAGGTCTCTGCGATTGCATATATCCTCCAAGTTCGCCTTTTCTCCTGAACCTGGGTAATACCGTTAATAGCAAACTGTTTGCCTCTGTAAAGGATTGTATAAGACTTGCTTGGAGTAAACTCAGTAGTGTACTGGATGATGAAAAAGTAGCTATCAATAATCATTCCCTCAACATGGAGGAAAGTACGGTTACTGGCAGTGGGCCGGACATCTGCAAAGCATTCATGTATGGTCTGCATTGTCTCCACATTGCCTCCGCTATCCTGCGCGGTAAGGACTGATTGCTGAAATGCTATCTTCTGATTCGATCCAATCATACCCCAAACTTTCTTAGGCTCTCAATAATTAATTGCGCTTCAGCACTCATCATAGACTTACCCGTCATATCTTCTCCACGATTCGTAAAGTAGAAGGCAAACATCTGTAAACAAGCCAACTTAAACTCTGCCGGTAGAACAGTAAATCCTGCTTTATACTCTACTCGGTAAAAGCCTGGGTCCGTAAAGCGGATGTATTGAGTATCACCCATCATCTGCATCTCCCATCCACAATGCCCATTGGCAAGATTTATTACACTCAACACTTCCTTTACTGGATTGAATGGAAGCATAAATGGCAGCTGATTGTCTATAGACAGATCAACTGTAACGGTTTTATCTACCAATGCATATCCCGATGTGCCTTCAATCATTCTCCGACTTGCGGTAATGTATGTAGGGATCAGACTATCATAATCGGAATAATCTATCGCAGAATGCAACTTAGCTTCCTGCATAGTTATTGGCTCAGAACCGGTATCGGTTGTCTTAACGCCAAGTATGGTATTTACCGCCATTTCGCTATTATTTTAAGCATCCAATCATTGAATCCATTAAGTTCATCAATCGGATCAAGCTCTCTTGACCTGTCCTTGGCTTTTACGGACCATTTGCGATATGTCTTTTCGTCAAATAGCTTGTTAATAGCCTTTACCCATTCATCCACATTGTCTCTATCCTTTACAAATATACCTGCATTTCCGCAATTCTCTCGTAAGCCAGGGGTGGGTGATGCTATTACCGGTATTCCACTACACATGGCTTCGGTCGCAGTACGGCCCCAAGATTCGTACTTTGATGGCATTATCAGTATCCTCGTTTGCCGGTAAACATCCCGAATCTCGGTTGTCTTTGATATAACTTTCACATTATCAGGTTGTTGCGTTATCTGCCCAATCTTTATTGGCTCAGAATAACTCCCCATAACACCCAAGAATTTTACGTTCGGTAATTCCTGTGCAACGTTCCTTAATATCTCCCCACCCTTGTTCTGGTCAAGGTTAATCAATGTCACATAGTCGCTATCCCAAGGGTCCACCCCCACATCATAATGCCGGTAATCGGTCGGAGGATGCAATACATAGTGTTCATGCGGATATGCTATCTCCTTTGATATCCAGTCAGAATTGTACACTAAGTATTGTGGCTTCGCAGCATCCATTAAATGCTGCCTGATAAAGCTATTATGGATAATATGGATAACAGGCTTATTGTAAATACCGGCAAGTGCCTGGCTCCATGAAGCATAATCCAAATGTGTTATAACTACATCTGCCCATTGGAACAAAGCAATTTCATTGTACTGGTCCGGAGGAAAGACATCTACATCATCGTAAACATAATGGCTTTCTATCTTATGCTGATTAGCCTGCTTCAGCAATATCTTGACAGTATGACCATGAAGCTGCAAATGCTTATTTATCTGATGCAACATCATCTCGGCCCCACACATATGATGCGGAGGATACAAATGGATTGAACATAGCACATTTGCCATATCAAAGTTTTAGCCAGTTATCGGGAATTATGTGTCTTGTGTCTAAATGACTTGCAGCAGGTCCGAACCAAATTTCAGGAGCAACTACTACTTCAGATTGCGCTAACCAAGCACCCCACCAAGAATAGGTGCTATTGGCAATTATATGCCTCTTACAAGCCGTCATCAGTCTCAGGCACTCAATCGTATCAGTGCAATCAGAAACGGTCACAGAAGGATTAAAACCAAGCAATCTTGCTGCCTTGTCCGGCTCATCGCTAAATACCAAAAATGGTCCACCGGTATGCAGCATTGCCTTCGCGTAATATCGTTGGCTGCAAACAGGATGGTAGTCTGATCCATAATCACCCATGCGAACATGGATGGCAGTATAATCCATCTTACTCACCGGTGTATTAAATTCAAAGTAATGCCGGATGGTAGATTCGCAATGCTTAAAATACTTTTCTGATTGCATATGACCGGACAATGAAACATTATCCGGAATGTTTATGTCACGGTATCCCCACTGCACAAAATAATCAGGTAATTCACCATTGTACCTTGGTAATGGAGTTTTAAAGTATTTGTGGACTTGAATATCCTCATAACTATTGAATCGCTCTGATGCATCCCAATTTATCCATTGAGGGAAGCCGTATTCGTAACCAAACCTTGTAGCAATGCCAATGGTAGATGCTATCTGAAACATCTGATTGCCTAATCTACCATACCTACCTAAATTGCCAAATGTTACCATTCGTTATTACGCTTTCTGTGATGATGGAATATTACCGGATAATCATCCTTATATGGCTCTTTTTCGTAAACAAAGGCTCCGTTATTGTAACAAGCAGGCCACCAATGCAGGTCCAAAAGATACCTGTCCGCAACCATGGTAAGTATGGCCTGATCGTGTCTATGCTCCTTAAAGCCTGAATGTTGATTCAACAAGTAGGTAGAATCATCAATCATGCCTGGAATCATGCAATACGCTAACCATTCACGGATTATTTCTCTTGATTTATTTGATACTCTGATAACCATGGCTGATGCCTGAACTTGCCTCATTTGCCAATGTTGCTCAGGATTATAAATGCCAAACAAATGGAATACCTCGCTCTTACACCATTCAATATGCGGATACATATTCCCAAATAGAAATACATCTTGATCCATTTTGTCTATGATATGCTGTATGGAATTTACAAACTCCACACCGGCATCTGTATAAACCAAGTAGTCGCCATCCTCAAGCAAAGACATCTGCTCCGCAATTATGATTGGCTTCCATAACCAATATCCGGCTCCTCGTTCTTCCTTTAACGTTTTTTGGCAGATGTTGAATAACCCTGACCCATCCCATCCATTATCAGATAAAACAATAGAGTCATCGCATTTTCCGTGTTCAATAGCAGAATTAACGCATAGTTCTGCGCTTTTGGTCATCAAGTCATTCGTGTAAGTTATGTGCTGAATCATAATATGCCTTTTAAGTATTGTTCTGAAGCCTGAAAAGTATCTGTGTAATCCACTTCCCTATTCCATAAGTCCGACTTTACCGGAGCCTGTACGGCAAGAAACGGTACTGTAACATGAGCATTGACAACCTTTAGAAGGTATTCATCAAGCCAAGCATCAAACATCTGCCCATCATTCGGGTTATAGACATCCAAAATCAGCTTCATTACCGGCCTTGTGTATCCAATGGCATGAGTCGTAAAAGCTGCTGAAATGTGCCTTAAATGAGGCGAACAATATCTTGGCTCCTCATGGTCTGGATATGGTCTTGCATTGCAGCCATAATACACCATCTTCCACTTGTTCTTCAACAATTCATAATGAATATCCTGAAACTTATCCAAGTTTTGAAACCGGCAATCATCCTCTAAAATGAGCAGATTGTCAACGCCATCATTGTAAAACTTGTGAATCAGGGCATAATGGCTATGATTAAATGAATCCCTTGGTGTACTAAATGGCAATGAATGAAAGACTTGATACTCAAGCCCTCTAAATATTGCATGGTCTCTAAATGCCTTATACCTGTCTGTCCGCTCAATCTGATTTAATACCGCAACCTTATCGTAGAAGTTTTGGAACATACATAAAAGAATTAGGCGTACCCAAAGATACG